CAGCCTTCCCAAGGTAACTTGGGGAGATGGCGTTGGTATGTACTTGTCCGCTGACGGCAACTTGAAGTTGTCCGTCTCCCATAACAATACGGGAAAGCGGATTCGTAGGACCGCGAGGACCGACATCAAGTCGCTCATCGCTGACCCCCTTGGGGGTAGTCCGACCAACATCCCTCTCACCACGGCCATCTACATTGTTGTAGATGAGGATGCAAGGTTGTATACGACGAGAGCTAACATGCTCACGAACGTAACGAACTTGCTCACGTGGGGAACCACCGGCACCAATGCCAACCTAACCACTCTTTTGAGTGGTCAGTCGTAGCGGTGCACTAACGTTGGAGGGGGGCGAGTAATCGCCTCCCTCCTCCTAAGGGCTACGGATTCCATAACCCCCATGTTTGTGGAGGATGGATGAAACGCCTTATGCTTCTCTGGATTCAAGCAGCTAATGAACTGGCTGCTTGGTGCCACACTAGCGCCGTCCGTGACTTTAAAACGTTCACGGATCGTGTCGAACATGAAGGGGCGTCGTTTATGACGATTACCCTTCCTGATTTCTGCAAGAACTTCGAAAGAAGTTTAAGCATTGGTCAGTATGACACTTCCTATACAGCGTTCCGCTGTAGAGGTGGTCTCCCCTTGTTTCTACGGGGTTTCTTATGTCAAGTGTTCGATGAAAGAAGTGGATCTTTGGTTGACAGTCCCAACGTGGATGCCATCTTGGCGATACGTCAGCTCTGTCTGATGTTCAAAAAGTTGCGACTCCTCAATGGCGAAGTGCTTAATTGCACTGACGCCAGACGGGACAAGGCCTTAGAAGCCTTTGTCAATTGCGAATCTGAAGTGGCTTCTGCTATTGATACACCTTATCTGGATTCTTTCCAGCGGGTGGGCAGAATGTTGTTTGGCGATGCTTTTTCGGCTGTAGATCGCGAGATCTACAACGGGGAGCTAACGCCCAAACATGGACCCGGCGTTACCGCCGACCGACTTCTCGGAAACGAGAAGTACGACCAGTTCGAATGGACTGATCGTCTGGAGAACGTTTTCAGTTTTTCTGAAAATGCCGTTCCTGCGAGTAAGCTTCGGCTTGGTGCCGAAGGCTTGGACTATGTCCTCTTCAGAGAACCTGATGCGGAACGACCCGTAAGGGTCATAACCGTACCTAAAACGCTGAAAACCCCAAGAATCATAGCTATCGAGCCAACCTGCATGCAGTTCATGCAGCAGGCCATCCTCAATAGCATCGTTCAGAAAATGGAAGCCGATATAGTTGAGGGTTGCACCTCGCATAATCTCTCTTCCATCTTCGTCGGATTCACAGATCAGGATCCAAACAGGATCATGGCCCGGAGGGGGAGCATAGATTGCTCCCTCGCTACACTCGATATGAGTGAAGCATCTGATAGGGTTTCTAATCAGCATGTAGTTGATCTCGTCTCTAGTTGGCCCCATTTACATGAGGGTCTGCAAGCGGCGCGGTCAACCAAGGCTGATGTACCTGGTTTTGGGGTAATACCCCTTGCCAAGTTCGCGTCTATGGGTTCAGCTACTTGCTTTCCTATGGAGGCAGCGGTATTTTGTACTGCTGTCTTTGTTGGTATTGAGCAGTGGCTCAACAGACCACTCACCAGGAGTGATATTATGTCATTTTCTGGTAAGGTGCGTGTCTATGGGGATGATATTATTGTCCCCACGGATTGTGTACCACACGTGCTTCATGTCTTTGAGGCTTTTGGCTTCAGGGTTAACATGAACAAGAGTTTCTGGACTGGTAAGTTCAGAGAGTCTTGTGGAGGCGACTTTTACAGCGGGGTCGACATAACGCCGACTTACTGCAAGGTCGAGTTACCTTCTGGACGTGGGAACGCACTACAACTGGAATCTGCTGTTGCAATGCGAAACCTCTTATATCAAAAGGGGATGTGGCGCACAGCGGGTTGGCTCGATAAACAGATTGGGAAGGCTTTACCTTTCTATCCGGTTGTTGGGTCTACTTCACCAGTATTAGGACGGTTCTCTTTCCTGCCTTACCAGGCAGAAAGAGTGCATCCCGACCATCAGTCCCCTCAAGTTCGGGGATATCGGTTGAGATCCAAGTCACCTAGATCAAACTTAGATGGCTATGGCGCCTTAATGAAGTTTCAGCTCTCTGCTGAAGGGAAAGGCGAGGCAAGCTACCTCGACTTTGTTTCTCCACTTAGCATTGATGCTAAACATCTTGAGCGTTCTGGACGCCCCCGAGTCGTCGGCATCAAACTTGGGTGGTATAGTCCCTTTTAGGGACAGTGGTATGGCTCGACCTGGCTAGGCGCCGTGAGTAATCACTTCTGCCTGTCAAACAGGGCCATGCTTGAAGCTGGGGAATGTAGTGC